ATCGTTATCTGTAATGTTTGTTGGTACTGAACAAAATTTTGAATCTTTATTAAGTGCCATTTGACTCGCAGCAGTAACTAACTCATCTGTATTAGCATCGATAGTTCTAAGCATTTCAATATACGAAGTACTGATTTTTGCTGCCTCTCTATTGATAGTTGGTGTAATACCCATAAGTTGAATTTGAATATCTGATAATCCAAGACCCTCCATAGAAGGACCATCGAAAAGCTCAGCATGCAAATCTAATGAATGAACTGGTTTAATTGGTATTGGCATAATTTTCTCCTAAATAATTCTATTACTTGGCAATCTTCTGACTGCCGCATCTTCATCATCTCTATTTCGTATTCAAATCTTTCCAAAAATGTTGGATTATTAATTGCAGAAACACCTAAAGTGTCTGGAATAATTACTTTAGCTCCAGAACCATCAACTTGATCTGGATGATTTTGCGCTTCTATGGAATTCATTTCATCTGCAGAAACATTTTGTCCATGCCCTTCTGGTTCTAGTTTTCTTGGATTAACCCAACCCGAAGAAGTAGGCTCCCCTTGTCTGCCTTTGTCAAGTTCATCTACTTCATCTTCAAATCGCTCATCCCATTCAACTTGATGAGTGAGCATATCTGTAACATTAGCACCACCGCCACCAGCTCCATACTGCGCAATTTTTGAAAATATTTTGTCGGACAATGCATACTTTTTACTAGCATCTAAATAACTGCAGATGTTTATAATTTTTATAATATTCATCAGACCGAATGTCCTAAATTTCCAAAGAATACAGAGCCAGGATAAATACTTTCTGTGGCTGTTTTTTCTCCATCAGCATCAATAAAATCACGATAAGTAGTAGGCATTTTATTTTTGTGCATTTTTTGCTCAGTTGTCATATTTGGATCATTAGCGTTTGGATACTGACCCCCAGGAGCTGGTTTATTTTCTAATTGAGCAGGACTGATATTAGCTTTGCCATCAGGATTAGGGTAGTCTTGTATAGTAGGTTCATTATATTTAGATGATGTTCCATCTCTATTTGAACTAGCTGAATTGTCTAAATATTTATTTAAGCCTTGAAAACCATCATCTCCATCCAACGTAACATATGACATTTCTGGGATTTGTTTAAATCTTTGATCGAATTTTCTTTGTTCACCAGGTACAGGATCAGTTACTTCAGATCCAAAAAGGCCTATAGCATAATCTTCTTTATCATTATTGGCAACTTGAAAAGCAATACGAATTAGTTGTTCTTCGGTTAAAGCAAAGTGAGATCTTGATGGTTGATCTGGATCTTGATATTCTTCTCTTGGATATTTCGTGTCTGTGTTATATTTATGCCTTGCTTCTAAACTTTGTTCCATTGTTTGCAAGTGTTTTTTGTCTGTCTTAAGATTTTCTTTGATGTAGCCAGGAGAGTTTTTTATAAGACTATCAGCTTCTTTTTCTAAATTTAGTTTATAATTGTGCAATATAGATCTGTATTTGGCTTGTAATCTTTCAAGTGGGGTAAGCTCATAGTTTATAAAACCCATTTCAACATTTTGCTTGTGAAACATTGTAAGTTTTGTTTCAATGTTGTCATCGTTATATTCGTTGTCTTGATGTGTTCTACTAAGAATTTTTTCAAAGTTGTCATCTTCATTGATGTACATGTTGACAGCACTATTTTGCCCCTGACTTTTACCAACACCCATAGGTTTGCTGCCAGGAGTAAACGGTGAAGGTGTACCTCCACCTCCAACGCCACCAAATTGAGCTGTTCTTACATTCTTTGACATAATGATTTTTTCTTATTAAAAAACTCAATAACCTTTAAAATTTATCTTCTGTTTAAATTAACCATTTTGGATCTTGGTAATCTTTTCATAATTTTATTCGTTAAACATTCATAAGCAACAGCAGCTACAGCATCGCATATATCATCTTTATATCCAGACAATGCTTCTATGTAGTATCTTTTGCCTTTCCATTTCTTTTGTAAAAATAAAAATTGTATTTTTGCTTCTTGATTTTCATTCAAAGAGACAAGTTTGTTATCATAATCAAAATATGTCCCTCCAGATAAATCATAAATATCAACACGGTCATCTCTTACAAGTTGAGACAATTCTGTGTAAATCCTTTCTTTGTACTCTTTATTAAATTGTCTTTCTACAATAGGAACACCATGCGACTGCAATTTGATAAGAGATGATTGTGAATTCCATTGGTCGATTGAAACTTGTTTAAATCTAAATTTTCTGTGTAAATCTATAACATATTCCTCAACATCTTTTTCTTTTACTGGTTGATTTTTTGTCATAGGATTCCAATAATGAATGTGATCAATAACAACTCTTTTCAGAGGTTTGAAATCAGGACCTACAGTGCCATACATATTTTCGGTATGAGCTACCACAAGCGCATAATAATCTGAGGTTCTAGCAGGATCTAAATGGCAGAAATAATCAAAAAATCCAGAAGCAAATTCTTTTCTTTTGACCATAGACATACTTTTGAACATTCTGTCAATGTCGTCTTGTACAAACATAGGATCTGAGGATGATGCACCAAATTCCGCACCATATTGCATTTGATATTCAACTGGATTTTTTCTTTTTTGATCATCTAACCAGGCTTTATCAATATTTGGATTTGTTAGCCAAGTTGGAAGTCTCATAACAAGAGTATTTTGATCTTCTAATCTATTTTCATGCAAGTCATACAAAAGACCAATAGGTCCTTTAGGGTTAGAAAGAAGCATCATCTTTCCATCTTTACCAAAAGTTGCAAGAGATGGCTTTAGATCATCATAAAGAGCATAGTCAACACCAGAATCAGGATTGTCTCCTGCCATAGCTGCAACTTCGTCCATAATGATTGTCCAACAAGTAAGACCAACAAGACCAGATGCATTACTTGAACCACATCTGAGAACTAAACTTCCTGAAAATTGATTAAGACTTTGCTCAGACCTTCTTTCATTTTCTTTTCTGTCATGTTCAGTGTAAAACCGCATTTCTAATTCTGTATCTTTGCCAATATAAGGAGCAAAGAATGGAGAAGCAAGAACTGTTTGTTTAATTTTAGAGAAGATTGCCTTTTTAGCTTGCTCTTCATTTCTAGCAACATTAAGTAAGACTATTTCATCAAATTCCATCAATCCGTATCTAGATTGTGGATGTCCCATAGCGATTAATCTATATAGTTCGTAAAGTGCCATTACAGACACTAAAAAGGATTTTCCAGATCTTCTTCCAAGTACTAAAACAAGTTCTTGAAATTTGTATTTATTTTCACATTTATCTAAAACTTGCATTCTTAATTTTGGATCAAATTCTTCTGAATTAATTAAATCAAGTTCAGATTGAAAACAATCAATAATTGGTCTCTGTTCTAAAGTAACAACTTGTCTTTCTGAATCAGGGTTAGTAGCTTCATCTTTTGCAGCTTGATATCTTGACTTCTTTATTTCGTTGTCTTGTCTTTTACATTGTAAGCAAGGAGAGTTAACAATACTGAATGTTGTTTTAAATTGCTTGCCTTCTTTATAATTTTTGTGAAAAACTTTTTCATTATCATGAATATATTTCCAAACACATCCATCGCAGTCAGTTTCATTTACTGTGTCCTCAATTTTAAGGTTTGTATTTCCTTCTTGTCCCATATAAAAACACTTAAGTATAAGTTTTTGCCATGGATAAGGTCTTAGATTACAAAAATAAGGATGTTCTATAAATGTAACAATATCAACAATTTGATCTGGATTAAATCTTGTTTTTTCTGGAAGTGAAGGAGGAGCGACTTCTGCTCTAGTCGATGGCAGAATTTCATCCAAAAACTCTGAAGCATATCCTGAATCTTTTAAAAAATCAGTAACAGAGTTTGCTTGCTGTAATAATTGGTTTTTTAAATCAAGCTGAGATTGCTTAGCCGTATTTGGTTTTCTCATTAATTATCTTTCTGAATTTTCACTCTTAATATTTGAATTTCTTCTCTGATTCTTCTTTTATCAGTTTCAGTTTCCATTTGTTCATGTATCTTAGCTAAAATTTCAAATATGTTGATATTATATATACCTTGATTATCTCTTGCTTCTTTAAGCATCATAATTTTGGTAATGAGTTTTTCAACCATAGCTGCTCTCTTCAGTTTCATTTCATTATTTCTGGAGCAGTCAATGCCTCTTACGTCATCAAGTTCTACGAGTAATGCGGTAAGTGCTAGTTGGTGTTCTCTAAATATCCAAGGAGCAATAAGTTCTTCTCTTTGCTCATAATTTTTAAGACCAGATATGGAAATTTTCTTGAAATCACAATGCATTTCCATGTGAGTATTAACTTGCATCCAGTTTAATTTTGCATCGTAATGTTCAGTGAAAAAAGCAATTACTGCTTGATTTTTCTTTCCAGAATCTAAATATACGTGCTCTACTAAATCTCTAAAAGCAGAAGTACAAATAACACATCTTGGTTCTATAAATTGCGGATAAGAAATGTCAGTCATATTGTCAGGAGGAAGAGGAACAATAGGTTGCTCACCCTCCTTTAAATCTCTGAACATTCTTGATGGTTTTTTAGGTCCATCTGTAGGGACAATTAATGCGTCTACAGTTTCTTTGGTTGGTTCCATTTTAAGTGTTATACAAAGCTAAACAAGCCGCTTAGAAAAAGCGGCTTGTTTAGCGAGAAGATATAAAACTAGTCTCTCAATGCTCTTCTTAATCTAGCATAAGGAGAAATTGTATCAGCAGCTTTGACCATAAATTCATCTGCTAATCCAAAACTTGCATAGTTGCCTTGAGTAAATTTTTCACTATTAGATGTCGCATTGACTAAATCAACATCCGCAGTGCCTTTTCTCATTGAAACAACATATTTATTTTTAGAAGCAGTCTTTACTTCTGCTTCTTGTGATTGTGCAATCAATACACTATTTAGGAGGGTTTCTTCTACATATGGTCTCAATGCAGAATGTAAATTGTGCAATCCAGCAGAAGAGTTATGAGCAAGCTCTGCTATTCTTTGCCAGTAGTTCAATCCTCTATCATCTGTCTTGACAATAGCATGAGGACCAGAACAAAGCCTCTTAGCAAATTCTCTTGCGCTTATTTTTGTCAATGTTCTTTCAATAACAGGAGCGCAATCTGAATACTTAGTAGGAACAACAGCAACATCTACAGCTGATTTCTTTGCTACTTCATTATTATCGTCAAATAATACTGAAGCAACTCTGTAAGCTAAATCTACATCACAATTGTCAGCTGCTAACAACTCTACAATTTGTGACTTATCAAAACCTTGATTTTTTAATTTTTGAGCTTGACTACTAGCTACAACATATGCGCCATTTTCATGAGACTTAAGTTCATTGCGCCAGTTGTAAATCATGTCGGTTGGATTATTTTCAGACACTATATTTTCTCCCCTTAAAAGAAAATAACCCCAAGACACAGTTGTATTGTCTTAAAGGTTTTTGTGGAACATAATTACATAATACAAAAATTCTTAAATTATATTCCTAGTCAAATAAGAAATCTTCTCCAAGTATGACTTTTAATTGTTCTAATGCTTTTGACAGTCGTTTTGAAAATGCTCCTTGAGTTATTCCCAATTTTGCTGCAGCTTCATTTTGATCCATTTCCTTGAAAAAATACGCATTTATAACTTCTTTGCTAATTTCTGGAAGCTTGCTGACTGCTTCATGCAAAGTGATTACTGTATTTATGTCATTGAATGGATCTTCGCATTTTTCTTCAAAGATATGTTCTTCAGAAAGTTCTTCTTTGTAAAAATATTTTTCAGTCAGGTATCTAAATAGATTTATGTCTATTCTGGTGGATAAATAATATGAAAAATAAGATAAATCTGGATCATAATTGTCTACAAGTTTCTTAAGAACAAAAATAAATTCTTGAGGGAAATCTTCTCTGTGTCTAGATAATCTTGTGTCTTTTTGAATACATCTTTTGACAGAAGACAAGAACAAAGGTTTATAGAAGTCTAATATTTGAAACAGCAAGACTTGATTTTTTTTCTCTTGATATTCCCTAATTAGTTCATTTATAACTTCATACTTGTCTTCAATCATAAGTAGTTTATACACTTACAAGTTTATGAAATAATATAGGCAGAGCTAAAGTTTTATTTCCATTTTCTCTCAAATCAATAATAGTCTGCACTACAAACTCAATCATAGAACAAATGTTTCTAGAAGATTGTTTGCGTTTTTTACTAATTTCTATTTTGACACGTATTGGATTTTGAGTTTTTTTAGAAAAAGTAATTTTTTTATAATCTTCATCTAAATACTTACCTAATATGTCTTCCATTTCCAAAATAGATATCACACTATCTGGATTATAAATATTCTTCTCTTTGCAATCTAAACAAACTAACAAGAAATGAAGTTGATATAGCAATATTAGTAATAATCCTTGATCTGTTACTGCTTCTATCATTTCATCAGACTTTTGAAGAACTTTACTAATGTC